CAATTAGAGAAGATATATTTGATGAAATATACGAAGAGGCAGAGATACAATTTAATAATATGAAATTAGGAAACGAGGTTGATGATAGAACCTTGTTTTTTATTTATGAACTAGATAAAAAATCAGAATGGAGAGATGCTAATAATTGGGTTAAGGCTAATCCAGGCTTAGAAACTATAAAGAAGCTAAGAGCCTTACAAGATAAAGCCAAAAGAGTAGCAGACAATCCAAAACTTGAAAAGAATTTTGTATGTAAAGAATTCAACATAAGAGAAACAAGTTCCGAATCATGGCTACCGTTTGAAGTCTTAAATAATACAGCTACATTTGATATAGAAAAATTAAAACCTAGGTATTGTGTTGCAGGAATTGACCTTGGAGCAACCACAGACTTAACTTGCGCAACTATAATATTTAGAGTACCTGATGATCCGATTCTGTATGTGAAACAGATGTATTGGTTACCAGGTGATTTATTAGAAAAAAGAATTAAAGAAGATAAAATTCCTTATAACATATGGCTAGATCGAGGCTTATTAAGGATAAGTGAGGGCAACAAAGTAAATTACAAAGATGTTACTAAATGGTTATTAGAAGTTCAAAACGAAATGGATATTTATATCTTTAAGATTGGTTATGATAGTTGGAGTTCAACTTATTTAATAGATGAACTAGAACAGAACTTCGGAAAGATAACCGAGCCAGTAATTCAAGGAGCAAAGACATTTTCTAACCCTTTAAAGAGAGTAGAGGCAGAATTAGAAGCTAAAAGAATAAATTATGGAAACAACCCAATTTTCAAATGGAACCTCTCAAACAGTGCGATTAGCGTTGACAGGAATGACAATATTGCATTGGTTAAAACAAGTAATCCAAGACGTAGGATTGATGGTGTTGCCTCTTTTATGGACGCGTTTATTGTATATGAAAAATACTATAATGACTATATGAATATTATTTAAGGAGGTATTAAAATTGATATTAACAATTATGGGAGAAACAAATATAAAAACTGATGAAGATGTGAAAGTGGATTTCATGGATGGAAAAACTATAATATACAATTCAAAACAAATACAACAACTTATTTTAAACCCTATCTGTATTAGGGCTATTTCATTACTAAAGCAAAGCTAATTAGTAAATAAACATCAGTAAGGAGGTGATAAATTGGGATTATTTGATAGATTTAAAAACAACATTATTACAGTGTCAAAATATAAAATTATCACAGACATGGGAGAGGGTTTTTATTCATGGAATGGCAATTTATATAAATCAGACATTGTAAGAGCTGCAATAAGACCTAAAGCTCAAGCTATAGGAAAGATTGTAGGAAAGCATATAAGAGAAACCATAAGAGCTGATGGTAAAAAAGAAATAAAAATAAATCCAGATGTTTATATGCGGTTTCTACTAGAAGAACCTAACCCATATATGACAGGACAAATGTTGCAAGAAAAATTAGGTACGCAGTTAGAGCTTAATAATAATGCTTTTGCATATATCGAAAGGGATGAAAATGAGTATCCAGTTGCAATTTATCCAATAACAGCTACAACAAGTGAGATGTTACAAAATAAAAGCGGGGAAATATTTTTAAAATTCACCCTTAAAAATGGTAGAACTGTAATATTTAGATATACCGACATAATTCATTTAAGAAAAGATTTTAATAATAATGAAATCTTTGGAGACAGTCCAGCACAAGCACTAACCCCTCTAATGGAAATAGTAAATACTACCGATCAAGGTATAGTAAAGGCTATAAAGAATTCCAATGTTATTCGATGGTTACTTAAATTTACGCAATCATTAAGACCAGAGGACCTAAAGAAACAGACAAAACAATTCGTTGATGATTATCTAAATATCGAAAGTGAATCCGTAGGAGCGGCTGCAACAGATGCCAAAGCTGATGCAATACAAGTAGAGCCTAAAGATTATGTACCAAATGCTGTGCAAATGGAAAAGACTGTTCAAAGGATTTATTCATTTTTTAACACAAACGATAAAATTGTACAAGGTAAATATACAGAGGATGAATGGATAAGTTACTATGAAACAAATGTAGAGCCTGTAGTAATGCAATTAAGTGGTGAATATACAAGAAAGCTATTCTCAAGAAGAGAAAGAGGATTTGGTAATAAAATAATGTTTGAGGCATCTAATTTAACTTTTGCAAGCATGCAGACAAAACTTAATTTAGTTCAATATGTTGATAGGGGAATCTTTACTCCTAATGAAGTAAGAGATATTTTACATTATGCACCTATCGAGGGTGGAGATGTAGCTGTAAGAAGGCTTGATACTCGCCCGACATCTGAATAGAAAGGAGGTATTAAATGGCTAAGAAAATAAATATAAAAGGTCCTATAGTATCAAGTAGTGATGCCTGGATATATGAATGGTTTGGAATAGAAGTAACAAGCCCTAATTCAGTTAATAAGGCAATAGAAGAAGCAAACGGTGATGAGATTGAGGTTGAAATAAATTCAGGCGGTGGAAGTGTATTTGCTGGTAGTGAAATTTATACAGCATTAAAGTCTTACAAAGGCAATGTAACTGTAAAAATTGTAGGTTTAGCTGCGAGTGCTGCAAGTGTCATAGCGATGTCAGGTAAAAAAATAATCATGTCTCCTACAGCTCAAATGATGATGCACAATGTATCTTCAAGAGTTTCAGGTGATTATAGAGATATGGAACATACTGCTGAAATACTTAAAAATGCTAATGAAACAATAGCAAATGCTTATAGATTAAAAAGCGGTATGAGCCAGGAAGATTTATTATCAATGATGGATAAAGAAACATGGATGACTGCTGAAAAAGCCAAGGGATATGGCTTAATTGACGAAGTAATGTTTGAAGATGAGGTGACACTTGTAGCAAGTAC